AATGTGAAGCCGCCATCTTATCAAGGTCTTGTGGCTATCGGTGAATTCCGAGAAACCATGCGATACTTGAAGAACCCCTTCAAACAGGGTTCTAAATTGGCGGACAAACTTAACAAGCGCGTTGGGATAATTCGTACGAAAAATCCCGACATCGTGAAACAGATCAGATCGCAGCAGAATTCCGCCGCTGTGCGTGAACTCGAAAGTCTTTATCTCGAGTTCCGTTACGGCGTGCGTCCGCTGATGTCTGACGTCACGAATTTCCTTGAAGCTCTCAGATCTAAGAAAGAAACGCCCGAAAGGGTGACGTACCGAGCTAGCTCGGAAAATCTGTGGACCGACGAATGGGTTGACACTTCTGTCACCCTCGGTGGTTCACCGTTAATTTCTTACGACCGAAGGGTAAGGTATACCCGTCGCGCTCTTGTTCGTTGTGGTCTTCTTTATCAAGTTTTCGATAAATTAGATTTCAGCGACAAGTGGGGCTTGGGTATTGATCAAATTCCTTCAGCTGTATGGGAATTGATCCCCTTATCTTTCGTAGCGGACTGGTTTACGAACGTCGGTGATTTTATCGGCGCTATTACTCCGGTGTCTGGGCAGAATCGTTTGGCAGAGTGGACTGTCGTCCGTACAGAGGAATTAATTTCCTCGACTTCCTATAATTGGAAGTTCAATACGGCCGGCTGGTCAACTTCGTCTGACGGTTCTGGTACTGACTCTTGGATACGAGTCATTAAACATCGTACGCCATCAATCGGGGTCCCCGAGGTGCATATCAAGTCCAAATGGGCTGATACGTTCTCGGATCCATATAAGGTTCTTGACCTTATAGGCCTCACTCATCAACGGATCCAGGGATCGCGTGTGTCATTTAAAGAAGAATTTTTCTTTTGATGACGTGCGTTTAGTTCCAAAGATCCACCAATTTTTAAAGGGATTTCCCTCATGACTATCACCGTAAACACTAAGGTTTACACCGCTGATGCGGCCTCTTCCTCGAACAGCATCCCTTATTTGGGCGTTGCTAACACGATTACGATTGCGGATCGCTTTGATCTGTATCGTACTCCTGCTAAAGCAACGAAGCTGTTTTCCGGAGTGGCTCGCGCACGGGTGAAACTGACGCGCACCTTGACCCTTACCGGCGCATTGACAACCTCTGGTCTCGCGACCATGGATTGTGCAATTAATGTACCGGTTGGAGCAGCAAGCGCCGATGTCAACAGCATGTTATCTGATATCAGTGCTGGCCTCGGCCAGACCTGGGCGCAGAATCTCGCAAACAAACAGGTAATCACCGTCTAATTCTGGACGGCTACCTATGCGAGTTATTGCGATTACAGCAATGGCACTTTTTGTGCTATTGCTGATTATCAGGCCTGATATTGGTTCTAACCA